GCGGCCGGTGGCGTACCCACGGTCGTAGCTTGCGGAGCCGTGGATCACCACGGCTGCGCCGCACAGCACCGCGCTCAGCGCGAGCCAGAACGTGCTGGTGCGCAGGAGGCTAAGGACGACCATGGTTCCTCCGCTTGTACTTGCGTGCCTTACGTTTCGCCCGAGCCACACCGGACTTACCGCGCCGCTCGCGCGGCACTGGCGAGCAATACAGCTCAGGTGCCGGTAGGAAGTCGCGACTGCCTGCGAACAGCCGCTGAATCACCGCCAGATCGAGGTAGGTAACGTTCAGAGCCAAGGTAATGCTGGAGGACAGTCTCACAGGGTGTACCTCTCTCCGCACACGCCGTCGCCCCACTGCAGATAGATCCGCTCATAGCGAAGCAGGATGAGGCGCGGGTAGTTGCGGTTCTCGCGGAAGTTGGCGGCCGAGCGCCCGGCGTTGAAGCGCTCGACGGAATCGAACCAGGCCAGCTGGTCGGCGCCGGATGCCGAGGCGAGCTTACGGTCGCGATTTACCCACCCTTGGCCGCCGTTGTAAGCGGACAGTACGAATGCCCAGCGATCACACTCGCTGGAGGCCTGGTTTCGGTCGTAGAGCCAACGGTCGTAGGTGACCAGCGCGCGCAGTGCCCAGCCTGGATTGAACGGCTGGTTGGTGCCGAGGGCGGCCGGATACAGGCTGGCGATCCACTCAGCGGTACCGGGCATAAACTGCGCCAGGCCCTGTGCGCCGACGGGCGAGCGGGCATCAGCACGCCAGCGGCTCTCCTGATGCACTTGAGCACCGAACGTAGCGATCGGCGCCGACAGTCCCCACTCAGCATGCACCGCTCGAACCAGCACGCGGCGATACTGCTCGGCGGCCCGCGGGATCTCATCGGCCTTGGCCGACGAGAAGAAACCGCCGGCCAGCAGCAGGAGCATCAGCGCACCGACCCAGCATGCTCGGCGCCGGACGTTCACGCTGGTGGTGAGACCATCCGATCGATACGACGACAGGAGATAGGTCATGGCGGCAACGATCAGGATCGTCTGCGGAATCCCCATCGTTACAGCCCCAGGGTCAAGCCGAGGATGCAGCCCAGGACGATCAGCGAGCGGCGCAGCCAGGCACCTACGACCTCCAGGTTGGCCGAGCATTCATGCGGGCGAGCCGCGAACGTGAACAGACTGCGATCGATCCAATAGCCGGCCACCGCGCCCAAGGTCACCAGGACCAGCTTGTAGGCAACGACCTGGAGCTGCTCCGGGCGAATGGCGGCGAGAATGATCAGAAGGACGAGGGTGACCAGCGTCCAGCTGGTCATGCGCGGCGCGCGGCGGCGCCGGGGTTGCGGCGATGACATGACGATGCTCCCGATAGGGTGGCCATCCCTGGCCAACTGATGGGCATCCTGCTCCTGCAGGACGCCCGGACATCATCGTCACGCGCGCGCGAGGTCGCTTTTCGGCAGTTCGAAAATCAATCGATTGGCCGGACGGGGCAGCATGGAGTATCCCTACTCACTGCCCTGTAATCTCCCGATACCGCCGCTGGTATTCCTGGTAAGGGAGCTGCATCTGGTTCAGTTGGTCCAGTTGCTCTTGGACCGATTCGCGAGTCTGCAAGGCATGATCTGAGCCAGTAGTTCTATGGAGGGCGGGTGGGGCTGCTAATGGAGCGGGTGTGTTGATCAACCTGCCAACGCGCAATAGGCGACCAGAAGGGCTGAATACGAGAGCGGCCAATTGCTGACTGGTCTTAACATCAACAGAGGCGAAACCGCTGGTGGCATCTGAGCGAACGTACTGCCATATGAGTAGCTGTTCACCCGCTTGATTTGTTTCTACCTGATGTGGGTCGCCGAGTAACCGGCGCGCATCCTCCATTGTAGAAACACCCAATTGCAACTGACCTACGCTGCTAGCCGGAAATGGTTTTCCTATGGTGGCCGTCGCACAACCAGCGACTACGACAAATGCAGCTATTAGCAGCCAAACCGGCCCCTTAAATATCAGCCTTTCCACTGTCCCGTGTCCTTTCGAAATTCAGTTCTGGTCACACTGCTCGCTTGCTGAGCGACGCGCGAGCGCCTTCACTTACTAAATTGCTTTCCCCAACACCACGAGCAAAGTAGCAAGTAGTCCACATTGAATGGGGTAGGCAACAACCATGGCTCTGGCTTCGATGACAAACGCCTTCCAACCCGAACCGTGCCGCTCGTGGGCTTGACCCTCCAAGGACCGGTCTGCAGGTAGCTGGTTATTTTGCTGCGAGGAAAGGCCGGCAGCATCCTCGACAAAGCGCAGTGCTTGCTTCAGTTGCTCAGGGTTCAGCTTGTTGAGCACTGTCAAGCCGAACTCCCTCGAACAGTAGCGGGTGAGGTCCTGATAGAGCCCTCGCTCGTTGGCTATCTGCAGCACCTCTGCAACCAATCGTTTGGCATGTGACAACGAATGTAGGTGCTCTGCGTGTTCCAGCAGCGCTCGTTCGGCCTCTGAGAACTTGCTCTTCGGAATCTGCCGGACTTTGCTCACGCCAATACGGGTATGAACGACCTCTCTCCATAGAGTCCAAGGATCAACTTTGTATTCACTGCTGATGTTGTTCACCAGCAAGTTCAGTCGTTTCCTCTGCTCTTGAGACAGCGGCTCATGTTCGGGCGCAAGATGGACCTCAATGAAGTCACGTCCTGCGACCCGGTTGCGATCGCCATCAACGTCAATGTCGCTCACGGGTCACTCCTTCTCTTGGTAGTCCCGCCCCGCCGTCCTATTACCGCTGCCCAGTACGGTTACGCTGCCAGATTTGGCGAGCTTCTTCCCAGATTGGCCAGTAAGCAGCGCAGCCAGCAGCTCCTTTCTTTTGCTCGCAGTAAGGCCCCGATAAGCCTCCAGCAAAACCTGCTCATCTGCTGGCAGATGCTGGTTCGTGCCTCTACTTGAACGCACCCCTGTTAGTACATACGGCACATCGACCCCTTCAGACGACCAGATAGCTAGAGCTTCGGCGTCTGGAGAGGGTCCGCCTTCTTGCTCCCAACGCATCTGGGATTTTCTGGAGGCATTTACAAGTTCCGCGAAGTCCCCCTGGGTGTAACCCAGACGCTCGCGCTCCTCTTTGATTCGCCGACCTATGGACAATTGTGTCCCCACAAATACCTTGACGAGTCCCATAATTGGGACCATCATCATTCATACAAACCCGCAACATCTTTGCATTACAGGAGCCACTGCCATGGCCGCTGCAACCAAAGCCCTCACGGCCGACCAGGTGAAGCAACGCTTCCGCCAGGCCGGCAAAACCTTCACCGAGTGGGCAAAGGAAAACGGTTACGCCCGTAACGACGTCTACCGCGTTCTCAATGGCCAACTCAAAGCCAACTACGGCCAAGCCCACGAAATAGCTGTGAAGCTCGGCCTGAAGCCTTCTGTAGCTGCTGCGTGAGGAACACCGCCATGCCCCGCACCCAGCCACCTGTCGAGCACATCGACCTGATCCCGACCCCGATGGACACCTGGCGCGCCGCGCTCGATGCACTGATCGCGTGCGCCCCTGGCGATACCTCGGACATCTCCTGGCACCTGGCCGACGCGCACCAGAGCAGCCTCCTGCTGGTGGACCGGACCGTTGCATCACCAGGCGCCGAACACCTCATCGACCGGCTGATGCTCATCAGCGCTGGACGGCTGTTCAAACACAGCCTAAGTCGCGACGAAGCCTTCGAGGTCAGCTCGCGGCTACTTGCGTCCGCTCGGCAACATGCCGCAGCACCCCTGCCAGATCGCGATGGGGCATTTGCCACATATCGCCCGGCTGAGCATCCGCCAGCGTCTCCAGATCGTCGGCTAGGCCGTCCAAATCCAGCCCGAGATCAATCGACAGGCGACGCGCAAGAGCCACAAACGCCGAGCGCATCGACGCATCAAGAACCAGGTGATCGGGGGTAGTCATGTCAGTCTCTCCGACGAATGTGAATGTACCTCATCAGACTGACGCTGTGGCAACAGCTTTGCCAACGGTGAAAACAGCTATTTGTTTGGATGACGGCCAGAGGGGCTTCTGGAGCGCCGTCCAATGAAGCGCCGGAACTGGAAGACCTGGGTGCCGCGCTCGCCCTGTGCATCCATTGAGGGCTGCGTGGAGCACGGTACGCAGAGGTACAACCGCGGGGTCGAGCGCCTGGCCATCGACCACCTGGGGCAGACCAACCAATCCAGTCTCTACAAGTGGATGGCCAACGGCCGATTGCCGCTGTGCCTGGTGGTGCCTCTGGAGAAAGCCACTGGCATTCCGCTGATCACACGCTACCTGGCGGCCGCCCACGGAAAGCTCCTCATCGACATCCCGACTGGTCGCACGACGTCGCCCAAGGATGTGCAGCAGTTGCAGACCGTCCTGCATGACGCCGTTGGGGCGCTCCTGGCTTTCCATGCCGGCAGCCAAGACCGAGACAAGACCTTGGACGCGCTGCGGGCGGGCCTGGAGTCCCTAGCATGGCACCACGGAAACGTCACCCAACACGAACACCCACAGCTCGAACTTGGAGATTCCGATGACTGAGAAACGCGTCAACGAAACAGCGCTGCGCGTCCTGCGCGTTCTGATCGCGCTAAAAGGACACACCTTGACGGGCCTTTCGAATGGCGAAGTCGCCAAGGCCCTAGGCGAGAGCCCGGCCAACATCACCCGCTACATGCAGACCCTCATCGAGGCCGGCCTGGCCGAGCGTAGAGAAGACGGCCGATTCGCTCACAGCGTCAGCATGCTGCAGATAGCCCAGGCCCATGCGGATCACGTCAGCCGCATGCAGAACCGCATCAACGAAATCAACCGCCGGGTCGCTGCCGGCTCCATGATCTGAGGGGATACCCATGGGACGTACTGCCACCAAACCGAAACCCGCAGTAGAGCTGCCGGAACTGGATAGCGCCGCTATCAACCAGAACATCGCCACCATGACGGAGCACAGTGCCGAGGTCATGGCGCAGTTCGGCGACGGCCTCCCTTACGACCGCATCCGCGTGGTCAATGAGGCGCGCTTCTACATGGCCCAGTCGGCAGAAGCCATGCTGGAAGCCGGAAAGCGCCTGATCGTGCTGAAAGAGCATGAGCCCCACGGCGACTTCACTCAGATCGTCACTGAACAGCTCGGACTCGCGGATCGCACGGCGCGTCTCATGATGCAGGCCGCGTTCAAGTATCTCTCTCCGGCGCTGGAGTCAAAACGGCAAGCGCTTGCCGTTTTGGGGAAGACGAAGCTCTTCGAGCTGCTGGCAGAAGATGATGAAGACCTGGCTGCGCTGGCTGACGGAGGAACGATCGCTGGCCTTGATCTGGACGACATCGATCGAATGACATCCCGCGAGCTGCGCAAGGCTCTGCGCGACCTCCGCGAGGACAAGGAAGCGCAGGGGCGCCTGCTGGCCAACACCACCGAGAACCTGCAGAACACCAAGCTCGAACTGGAGAAGACACGCCGCCAGGTGGAAACCATGACGGCCGACCAGCGCGCGGCAGAGCTGCGTCAGGAAGTCACGTCCATGGCCTATGAGGTCGAGGTCGGGATCATGGGGCAACTGCGTGAAGGCTTCGCAAAGTTGGCCGAGCAGGCCGAGGAGCAAGGTGCCGACCATCGCGCTTTCCAGGCTGCACTGATCGTTCACCTGGAATCACTCCTGGAGGAGGTACGCAACGAGTTCGACCTGCCTGCAGAGCTTGGTCGCGACCAGGCACCCGACTGGGTGGGGGCCGATATGGCCGCCCTGGATGCCCAGTTCGCGGACGGAGTGGGAGCCTGATCATGGCCGTGTCTGCCGTCATCACCCAGCGCCTGGTTGACCTCGACCGGCAGCTACAGAGCGCCGGTCAGGGGCAGCGCACGGCGCTATGCAAAGCAGCCGCGGCAGAGCTGGGTCTGTCGCTGGCATCGCTGTACCGCAAGCTGAAGGATGTACAGGTACGTGAGCGCGCACCGCGTAAGCGGCGCAAGGACTCGGGGCAGAGCCGCCTGGGGCGTGACGAGGCCCTGGTGATCAGCACGGCGCTGATCCACTCGGCCCGACATAACGCGAAGCGCCTGTATTCCGTTGCTGATGCGGTCGAGGATCTTCGCGCCAGCGGCTTGATCCGTGCGGAGTCTGTCGACCGACGCACCGGAGAGATCCGCCCGATGTCGATCAGCGCGATCAGCCGCGCGCTGCACGGCTACCGCCTGCATCCATCCCAGCTATTGGCGCCGGAGCCGGTCACCGAACTGCGCAGCCTGCATCCGAACCACGTCTGGCAGATCGATGCGTCCCTCTGCGTCCTCTACTACCTGAAGCCTGGGGCCAACAAGAAGGCTAGCGGCCTGCAGGTGATGGATCGCAAGGAGTTCTACAAGAATAAGCCAGCGAACCTGGATCGCGTGGCCGCTGACCGTGTGTGGTCCTACGAGATCACCGATCACTACACCGGCTGGATCTACGTCCGCTATGTGATGGGCGCCGAGAGTGGCGAGAACTTTTGCACGGTGCTGATCGAGGCCATGCAAGAGCGCGGTGGAGCCGACATGCTTCATGGCGTGCCACGCATCCTGATGATGGACCCTGGTTCGGCCAACATCTCGGCGATGTCGAAGAACCTCTGCTGCTCCCTGGGCATCGAGGTCATCGTGCACGCGCCAGGCGCGGCGCGGGTTACGGGCTCGGTCGAGAACGCCCGGAATATCATCGAGCGCAAGTTCGAGTCGAAGCTGAAGTTCGAACCGGTCAACGATCTGGACGAACTCAACGCCCAGGCGAAGAAGTGGCGCGCCCACTTCAATGCGACCGCCGTCCACAGCCGGCATAGGCGCACCAGGTCAGAACTCTGGATGACCATCCGGGCTGACCAACTGATCAAGGCGCCAACGGTCGAGCTGTGCCGGGAGCTTGCAGTGAGGGCACCAGAGTCTCGGAAGGTCACGGCCAAACTTCGCGTCTCGTTCGGAGGGTACGAGTACGACATTTCGGTTGTCCCGGACGTGAACGTCAACGACCGCGTGCTGATCACTCGCAATCCCTGGCGCGAAGATGCAGTGCAACTGGTCACGGTCAACGAGCAGGGCCGTCAGGTCTTCTATGTCCTTCCCAAGGTCGAGAAGGATGAGGGCGGCTACGCGACCACTTCACCGGTGATCGGGCAGACGTTCAGCCGTCAGGCTGAGACTCCAGCGCAGAAGGCCCGCAAAGCTGTTGACCAACTGGCCTATGGCGTCGAAAGCGAAACGGAAGTGCAGGCTGCGCGCAAGGCCAAGGCTGTTCCGTTCGGCGGTGCCTTGAAGCCCTTCCAACATATCGACGACACCCAACTGCCCACCTTCATGCCGCGACGCGGCACGGAACACAGCTTGGTAGCTCCCATCGTGGAGGTTCCGCTCCTTCCGCATGTCGAGGCGGCCAAACGTCTACGCGCGCAGTTGGGTGAAGCCTGGACCACGGACTCGATGGCCTGGCTCAAGAAGACCCACCCCGAAGGCGTGCCGGAAGACCAGCTCGACGCCATCGCCAACCAGTTGCGCAAGCCGGCCCGGCCTGGCCTGCGCGTCGTAGGAGGCAACTGATGTTGAAACTCAAGGAAGTGCTTGCCGGGGTCAGTAAGACCCAGGCCGACCTGGCTCGAGCGGTCGACCTGAGCCCGGCGGCGATCGCTCAACTGATCAATCACGGCCTCTGGCCGAAATCGCTGAATCAGCAACAGTTGGCTTGGCGGATCACCGAATACCTGATGGGCCATGGCGCGCAGTTTGATGACGTGCGCCAGGCATTTGAAGAAGTGGAGCCCCGGCGCGCCAACGCCGAGGCTCCTGCAACCCCCGAAAACGTTCAAGAAAACGAGGAGTGCGACCCCATGGTAATGAACAAACAGGTACTGCTACCAGCGACGAAGAAGGCTTTCGACATCCGTCGTGACCCCTTCGAAGAGCTGCAGAGCGCTGACGACATGTACGTCAGCCCCGACATTCGCTACGTCCGCGAGGCGATGTATCACGTCGCCCGACATGACGGCTTTCTTGCGGTGGTGGGTGAGTCCGGCGCCGGTAAATCCACCCTGCGCCGCGATCTGGTGCACCGCCTGAACACCGAGAATGCTCCAGTGATCCCTATCGAGCCCTACGTCTTGGCCATGGAGGACAGCGATACCAAGGGCAAGACCTTGCGTGTCACCCACATCGCCGAAGCCATGATGGCTGCGGTTGCGCCACTGGAGCGGCCGAAATCGAGCCCGGAGGCACGCTTCGCGCAATTGCACCGAGCCTTGAAGGTCAGCCATGCCGCCGGCTTCAAGCACGTTCTGATCATCGAGGAGGCACACAGCCTGCCGATCGCCACGCTCAAGCACCTGAAGCGCCTGCGTGAGTTGGAGGACGGCTTCACCAAACTGGTCAGCATCATCCTGATCGGCCAGCCCGAACTGGGCACCAAGCTTTCCCCGCGCAACGGTGACGTACGCGAGGTGGTGCAGCGGATCGAGATCGTAGAGCTGGAGTCGATCCCGGTTGCTGCCGTGGAAAAGCACCTGGAGTTCCGCTTCGGCCGGGCTGGCAAGCAGTTGTCCGACGTGGTGGACGCAAGCGGCATCCAGGCGCTGATCGAGCGCCTGAGCACCAGCGGCCGCGATAAGACGAGCCAGCTCTACCCGCTGGCCATCGGCAACATGATGATCGCGGCGATGAATCTGGCGGTGCATGTCGGCGAACCGCTCGTCACTGCCGATGTGATCAGGGGGGTGTGAGATGAACGTCGTACCGATTACTGGCCGCCTCCCTGAAGAGCATCCGAAAGCTACCCATCTGCCGCTCTGCACCGTGCTGACGCCGGAGCTGGCCCGTTGCCTGGAAGCCGTCAACAGCGCCACCCGTGCCTTGCGCCAGGCCGGCATTCCGATTGAGCAGACGTCGGTGCTCGATCGCCGGCTGTTCATCCGCGAAGAGGATTCGCTGCGGCTGCACCGCCGCTTCCGCAACGCCATCCGCGGCATTCGCCAGACCACTCGCGGGCTGGTCACCGTCCATGTCGTCAGCCTGCTCGGTGTTGACGTGGCCTGGACGACCCCGGTGAAGGAGCAGGACCAATGAGCAGCTTTCCGGTAACCGTAAAGAAGCTGGCTGGTCGCCTACACACCGTTGCGCGCCATTTGGACCTGGAACCGGATGAAGTCGAGCTGTTCGCCAGCATTCAGGGTGTGCGCGTTCCGCTGCTCAACACGACGTTCCAGGTCGACGACGACGGAACGCTCTTGTTCCTGGGTGGATTCGACGGATTCCTTGACGAGCTGAGGGCGCAGGTAAAGGAGGCCGAGCAAAACTTGGTCACGGAGTGCAACCGGTACAACGACCTCTGGCTCCAGTTCGATCAACTGCGAGCCAGCAGCGACCGGCTCTGCAACGAGCTGGCTGTGATGTGCGAAGCACAACTCGTCGGAGATCACGACTTGGTCATGCGCAAGGTCGAGCAGTTCACCGACCGCTACCGCGAGAACTTTAAGCAGGCCGCGGCCAACGGGAGGGTGCACTGATGAACAAAGGCACAAAGCGGAACCAGTGCGACGGCTGCCAGGCCGGCGTGCCGCTGGAGAACGGCAAGCACCGAATGGGACGTCCTGGTGGCTACCCCGACCTCATGAGCTGCACAGCCCATCTCTATGGGGCGCCGCAAGTACAGCCTGTGGCATGGGCCATTTTCGACGGCGCCTGGATCTCGGACCACACGGCTGATCCAAACCGAGCGGAGCAATGGGCTGAGGATGGCAAGAACGTGATCGCTCTTTTCGCGATGCCGGTCCAGCAGCCGGTATCTGCTTTCGCTCGGGATGTGCTGGCATCACGGCAGCGACAGATCCGACAGGAAGGCTTCAGCCCCAACCATGACGCCGAGCACCGGGGCGGTGAACTGGCGCTGGCCGCTACCTGCTACGCCGACGAAGCCGTTACGCAGATCTGCCAGCCAGAACGAGAACCGTGCCTGACGCAACTGGTGCCGGGCTGGTGGCCGTTCGAGCCATCCTGGTGGAAACCCAGCCTGGACGCTCGAAAGAACCTAGTGAAGGCCGCGGCGCTGCTCCTCGCACAGGGTGACGCGCTCGACCTGCAGATTGATACCGAGCTGGAGGGACGTCCCCATGGCTGATGTTCTGGAAATCGACTGCCCCGCGTGCAGCACTCCGTACCCCGAAATCACCGCAGGCTCTGCAGCTCATGACCCGAGCCTGATCGAGCTGGTGATCACCTGCAGCAACTGCGGACACATCCTGAATGCGTTCGTCTCCCTGGCTGAGATGAGCGTTGTACCGAATCCCGAAGAGGAAACCTCCCATGGCTGAACAAGCAGTGCATGTTCCCGCCGGGTACCGCATGGACGCCAAGGGGCGCCTGGTACCTGAAGAAATGATCAAGCCCATCGACCTGGAGCGCGACCGCCTTGTGCAGGAGATCGTCGCCAAAGGGAAGGCCCTGAGCAAAGCGTTGCTGGACTTCAAACTGGCTACATTCGGCGATATCGAAGCCTTCATCACCCTGTCGGCCGAGCAGTACCAAGCGAAGGTAGGAGGCAAGAAGGGCAACGCCTCCCTGGTCAGCTTCGACGGTCGGTACAAGGTCATTCGGGCCATGGCCGACAACATTGCCTTCGACGAGCGCCTGCAGGCAGCCAAGGCGCTGATCGACGAGTGCCTCCACGAATGGACAGAGGGCGCGCGCGCGGAGGTCATCACGCTGATCAACGATGCCTTCCGTGTCGACCAGGCGGGAAACATCCGTACCGGCAGCGTGCTCGCTCTGCGCCGCCTACAGATCGACGACGAGCGCTGGCAACGTGCAATGCAGGCCATCGGCGAGGCTGTCCAGGTCGTGAGCACCAAGGCTTACGTGCGTATCCAGGAGCGGGTCGGAGACACCGACCAGTATCGATCCATTCCTCTTGATATCGCGGGGGTGTGACATGGACCAGGACCGTATCCTCGACAAGATCAAGAAGTGCCTGGAAATGGCCAAGGGGCGGGGTTCCAACCCGAACGAGGCCGAGATCGCGCTGCGTCATGCCCACAAGCTGATGGAAGCCTACAACCTGGAGATGGGCGACGTGCTAGCCAGCATGGCTGGCGAAGCCAGGGTTCCCGCCGGCTCGGATGGAAAACCGCCGGCCTGGCGGGTGCGCCTCGCTCAAGTGTGCTGCCATGCCTTCGGCACGCACCTGATCATCTGCACCTCCTATTTCGAAAGCGCTTCGTTCCTGTTCGTCGGCTGCGCGGCGGCGCCAGAGCTGACCGGCTACGCCTACCAGGTGCTGGAGCGACAGCTGCAGAAGGCGCGCAAGGACTTCCTGAGCACGCAGAAACGCTGCAAGCGGTCCACCAAGGTAGCCCGTGGAGATGCCTTCGCGCATGGATGGATCGAGGCCGTGTACGCCAAGGTCGACCAGTTCGCGGGCGTCGACGACAACATCGCCGACGCGATCCAGGCGTACATGGCGAAGCACCACGCTGACGTCGGCAAGTTCGAGATGAAGCGCCGCAAGCTCAAGGCACGTGACGAAGTGGCCAGTGAAGCGGGGTACGCCGCGGGCAAGCGCGCGCGGCTGCACCAGGGGATCGGGCACCAGGCCGTGGCTCGGCTTACTCAGGGGGTATGAGATGTCGCAATCCAATCCGTTCATCCGTCCTGACAAGGACTACGGTGCAGTGAGTGCTGATGATCGGCTGCGCGCTCTGGAAAGCTTCGATCTAGAGCAATGCCGTGCTGCGCTCTCGGTACCCGGTCTGCAGAAGACCGTCGAGAAGAAGCTGCACAGTCGCATTCGACAGCTCAACAAGGAGGCAAGGTGATGGAGCGCTACCACTCAACTGCCGGCGATCCGCCTCGGCGTGATGCTGACGTAAAGCGACAGGAGGCCCAGGAACTGGACGAGCTGGTTCAGCAGTTCTTGGCCAGCGGCGGGCAGATCGAGAAGGTCGGCTACAAAATGCGCGAACTGCCGGACACCTTCGTCATCAACCCCATGAAGACGCCGGTATACAACGGAGCCCTGGCCGAGAATTCGTCGCTCAAAGCGAAGCCTGCCGCACCGCGCGCGCAATCCAAGACCGAGCCTCAACGCTCACCAGCGCCCGTGCCGGCTTTGCAGCCGGCTCCTGGCGTGAACCCGAAGGTCTGGTTGAGCCGGATGATCGCCGCCCAGGCGCTGCTGGCCGCGCAGACGGCCAGGCTCGCTCGCGAACTGGGCGTCAGCGATGCTGAGCTGCGCCGGCTGGGTCGTCGGCATGGCATGGAGGTGTTCCATGGCACTCGCTAGGGGGCTGCTCAGCAAGATCCACATCGCTCGTCAGCAGCTCGGCCTGCAGGACGATGTCTATCGGCAGAAGCTGCAGGCGATGTTCGGCAAGGGGTCGGCGCGGGATCTGAACCTGCGCCAGGCCGAGCAGTTGCTGACGGAGTTCAAGCGCCTGGGCTGGCAACCACAGCCCAGCAAGCGAGCAGCCGGCAAGCCGCATAACTTCAGCCAGCTACCCGCCGAGGTCCAGGTCATCGAGGCGCAGCTGGCCGAGATGAAACTGCCCTGGAGTTACGCCGACAAGATCGCCAAGCAGATGTTCGGCGTGGCCAAGGTCGCCTGGCTGAAGAAGCCAGAGCAGCTCATGGCAATCCTGGCAGCGCTGCACGTCGAGCAGGAGAAACAGTACCTCCTCGCCGAGGTGGATCGGCTCTGCCAGGGCCTGGGCATTGAGCATCCAGAACAGGCGGCCGGCTTGGAACAGTTGCCGAAAGGATGGCGGCGGCAGCGTCCAATCCTCAAGGCCCTGGTGGAAACGCTCCAGGCGGCCGCAGATAGCAAGCGGAGGTAATAATGAAGGAGATCCGTTCGCAGCAGATCCGCCGCCGGAACAACATGCTCAGCGAGTTGGCCGAACTGATCGTCGAGGCGTTCGTGCGTAACGGGCTCTCTCGGGAGAAAGCAGTATCTGAGTCAGAGGAACTGGTGTTCCAGTTGCATCGGCGCTGGGCCGGCATCACGTTTGTTTTCCCGGTCAAGGATGAGCTGGCGCGCAAGCGCCTGGAACTGCATATACTGCAGCGGTACGATGGCTCGAATGCTGACAAACTGGTCCGGGAGTTCGGCGTCACCGAGGACTGGATCTACAGCGTTGTTCGAAAGCACCGGAGACAACGCCGAACCGATCAGTTGGGCCGCCGAACCGATCAGTTGGGCCTTTTTGACCCGGCCGAATGA